GTTCATTAACCGGTCAAACATATAAAGAATTATGTAGTGCAGGTAGTACATTAGATTCTGAAACATTTAACAGATGTCATCTCTATGCTAAAGATAGAGTTAAGTTTCCCGTAGATATAGTATCTACTCCAATGACTGTCAATCAAATGCGTGAACAGGTTGATATGTATATGAATGAACATAAAGGACAGAAGACTATAATAACCCTGGATCATACCATATTAGTTAAGAGAGCGCCCTATCAAAACAATAGATTAGATATGCTATTTGAATTAGGTGAATTCTTTACACAAGTTAAGCGTGAGTATCCGTGTTTATTTATAGCACTGTCTCAACTTAACAGAAACATTGATAACCCGGAAAGGGCTGTTGATGGTAAGTATGGTAACTATATTCTTGAGTCAGATATATTTGGTTCAGATGCAATGTTACAACATGCTGATACATTAATAGGTATTAACAGGCCAGCCAAACAAAAGATAAAGTATTATGGTCCAGATAGATATGTTATTGATGATGAAAAAACTTTAGTATTACATTTCCTTAAGGCAAGGAATGGTGATGCACGTATGTCATTCTTCAAAGCAGCATTTGAAAGAATGGAAATCTTAGAGATGGACACACCATCACAAGCTCCTCGTAGACAAGTATAATTAAAATTAATTAAATGACACCAGCTGAAAGAAAGAAAAAAGTATTGGAGTTGTATGAAGAACATAGATCTTACTTTGAAAGTAAGAAAATACAACATCCCCTATATATTCCTAAGATGGCATATAGGCCACCTAGTAAGGATGAAAAGCATGTATCATTTTTCCCTAGTGAACTACAGAAAGGGGAAGATATATATACTGAATTTGTAAGCATTGCTTATGACTCAGAAGATTTAAAGAGAACATTATATTTATTAAAACATAATCCTCATTGGTCTGAAGAGTATGAGTTAGTCACATCAAAATCAGGGCATGAAAGACATATCATTCCAATTGGTGAATTAAAAGTAATCAATGATATAAATTCAAGAGCCAAAACAGAAGTAACTTTAGAAGAAGCAGTAACAACACTCACAACAAAGGATATTAACATAAAAAATCCTGAGTCAGAGAGAGATATTGTAGATGTACTAAAGGGAATTGAAAAAGCATTATTAAGTATTAACCAAAAATTAAGTAAATAGAATGGCACAAAGCGTATTAGTTATTGCTGATTCAGGTACAGGAAAGTCTACCGCAATCAGAAAATTAGATCCAAAAGAGACTTTCATTATTAACATTGCTAATAAACCACTACCGTTTAAAGGTTGGAAAGGAAATTACAAGAACATTTCTAAAGATAATCCAAAAGGTAACATGACTTCAGCATCTTCAGCGGCAGGTATTATTAAAGCAATGCAACATGTTAATGATAAAATGCCTGACATCAAGACATTAGTTGTTGATGATTGGCAGTATATGTCCAGCTTTGAATACTTTGACA